CGCGACCAAATGGTTCTCCTTTAATGTAGTTAATAGACGCTTGGACACTTCTGTACGGCTTGTGAGCCGTCCAGTTAGTGTCAATCAAATGTCCATCAGTTTCATCATCGGGTCCCCACAGTTTATCAAAAGGTTTACCTAAGTACTTCAAAATCAATTGTAGTGACAAAGGGTAAATCTCAGATATTCCACTTCTCGTCCAAGAATTATGTAACAACATAATCTGGCGCGGAGACAGTTTATCTTTAAGATAAAATGGGCGCACGTTCTTACCGCCGAAATAATCAGAACCACATGACTCCCTAAAGGGACCATGCCAGAACGATTTTTCGTCATTAACCTGAAACCCACAAGCATTCATTGTTTGTATAACAAGAGGAACACTAGCAGTAGGAGTGATTATATCATCTCCATATACACTACATTTTTCTCTAATACCTTGATACTCTAATACTGCGCTAGTTAGCGCATAGAAGATCATAGATTCGAGTTCAAATGTATAACCATTACCCATAGACGTAAACTTGTGAAAGTGATAAGTCTTATCTTGGATAGTATAGGTTGGCGAACGAACAGCACGCAAGGCACAAAACCAGTCATAAGGTAGAATATTCATAACCAAATGATAGGAAATTGTGTCCGACGCTGCACGAAGATCAATCGTCGCAAGTAATTCGTCAATAGACGCTTGCTTCGACATCAAACCATGCTTAAACTGAGCAGTACGTAAATCCAGACCCCACCTTTTCAGGCGGTTACGAATATACGTACCATATCCTTTCTGAATAACGCCGTTTATAAGCGGTTCTATTCCGATAGGTCGATCAGTTTTTGCTGTTTTAGGAACAAAAGATAACCGGCTGCCAGGGACTAATGAAAATAGATCGTAAAGATCAGTTTCACTAGTAGGGCAAATCCCGAAGGATTTAACCCAGCCTGGACAACTATTGAAAAGTTCAATAGCTGGACCGATCGCTTGTTCAGTTACATCTAACTGTGAGGTTAACTTATGATAACTTGATGTGTATTTCGACACATTTAAATTAGCACCAGGACCAAACTGAAAAGATAAATCACGAACACTAGGGCAACGTCCTAAGATGGATCCAATTTTTCGCTTTGCAATTCTAAAAATAGAAGCAATAGCGTCTCCTTCATTTGTGAGGAGAGGATCTTTTCTCATTCTGTTGTTAGTGTCGTAACAATGTACTTCTGCATCGAGAAACGCCTTCATAGCCGCTTTACGCGGGTTAATCGAGGTCTTCCAATGAGGATATTTCTTAATCATAGCCACTAGTTGCACATCTTCCAAATAGGTCGATGGCTTTTCGTAGTCATGCGGAGAAATATCTATGCTTAGTAGTGTGTCAAAATCCTTCGTGTCTAGTGCTTTACGCACTTTATCACTGAGGGGTGACCCATTTTCTTTGCACATTGAGTACAGCAACGTCATCAGCACGTTTAAGTGCTTCTCACACTGAGTAAATCTAGTGTGAACTGAATGTTGGTTTTTCATTCTTTAATTCCTTATATAACTCACAGTTGTGAGTTAATTTAAACGACTATTGCCCTAGTAAGGGTTCTGGCCTAAATTGATACTATCTTGCACTTGCCCTTCTTGAAGGGCCGCTATGGCAAAAGCGATTAAATCAGCTTTTGTTTCAGCAGGTGCAGTATCAGGAATTAAAAACGCCCCGTGGAACGAACTATAGTTCTGTACCTCAGGCGCCGGAATGAAACCCGAACTTTGCGATGTCGAAGCTTCTTTCAGTGTAGGCAAACTAATGTTAAGTGTTACCTTGCGTGAATGTTTACCACGTGCTGGACGTAATACTAGTTCTACAGTAGGGAAACCCGCTGTAATACCAGAACTAACGTCTGCATATTTTGTGATTAAACCTTCGCGTGTCATAACATCAAACGTGATGTTAACTGGCGTGGATAAACCATTTGCCAGGGATAGGGCTGCTAATGCGGCCATAGGATATTCTCCATTAATTTATGCAATATTGCATAATTGATGTGCACAAAATTGTGCCACTATAAAATAAGAATTTATATATAGTGTGTATCGTTACCTTTTGGAAGTAAAAACCTTAAGTAACGAGAGGCTTACTAAGCCTTTCTTGATGTCCAGCAAATTTTCAAGCCTCAAAGATGGAAACTGAGGAACAGGAAAATCACTAATTGGTCGACGTGTATATTCTTTCACGCGCCAAGTAGCATGACTGCCGGGTGGTATATTACGATAGTAGCCAGCGTTGATATAATCAACTTTGCCTTGATGGGCAAAAGTTGCAAAACCAACGCCTTTTGTTACGCGTACACCATCACTTACTACTAAGCCGCTAGCGGCCTGCAGTAGTTCCAGGTAGTTACCAATTGGATGGATCCAATCGTATACGAATGATAAAGGTGTTAACTCCCAAGCCATTAAGGCTGGATTCGTTAATCCCATCTTGTCATCCGCACGGAGCTCATCAGGAATGGCTTGCGCCATCACTGTATATCGAGTCCGACCGTGAAACGTTGAACGTCTCTGCGAGTTATAATGCTCACTTTCATGAATTGCTTCATGTGTGTGCGAGTAACCACCAGATCCTTTCAATGTGATATCATCTTTACGAACTGAAGTAAGGTAACTAAATGCTTTGGCACCTTCATAAATATCATTCATGAATGGGCGCCATCCGTATTGTAGTTCAAGCAGTGATTGAGCAGCAAACCTTGACTTATCCCAACTATTACGGTTAACATACTGAAGATTTTTTATCATCTCATGACGTTTTCCGCGTAAGTTGTAATTATCCAAGGCAAGCGCATCAATAGCCTGTTTTACCTTCCCTTTTCGTAGCATTCGGTACACGCGATGCATCCTGGTAGCGAAATTCACTACCATTTGTATCGTTTTAGTACCTTCAGCTAAAGTAACACCCAAGTTGAAGTTATGATTTTGAATACTCGATAGTAAGCGATTTATTGCTTTCTCATCAGAGTCTCCATAGTCTTTGACGACAGTTGGGCGAACGCCTATCATTGACAATATATTGCCTACTTTATCATTTTGACCGTTATACCCACCTTTAGTGTAAACTTCAAGTGGATCGGTTATGTGATTGTGTAGAGCTGTCATGCTCGTACATGGTACGGTCATTCCAGCAGCAATCCGCGCTTTATAATCACTATTCACTGCTCCGTCTCGCCAATGGTTTGACACAGTAGTTTTCAGACCGTTCTCATATGAAATGAGGTGGTCGGGATAGTAATAGCGTGGTTGTACTATGATAGACATATGTTACTCCTGGACAGGTGTCCTCTGTTTTCGGTTGCGTAAAGCTTCCAAAATCAAAGTGATTATGTTAAGAATTTTTATTAACATAATGTAACTCCTAGTTCTTGTAGAGTGGATTATCCACTAAGAGG